ATTGATGACCGAAAAAATGGAACTACATCCAGAAATTAATGAAAAACTAGAAAAATTCTTAAAAAATAATAATGTCCCACATCTCCTCTTTTATGGACCTCATGGTTCAGGAAAAAAAACAATTGTTCATGACTATATAAACAAAATTTTTCCCAAATCTGAAGAGAGAAGACAAAATGTAATGAAAATTAATTGTGCTTTAGGAAAAGGTATTCAATTTATACGAGATGAAATAAAACAATTTGCTAAAAGTCATGTTTACTCGGAAAACAAATTTAAAATTATTATGCTTTATAATGCCGACAGATTAACCGTTGATGCACAATCAGCTTTACGTAGATGTATTGAAGTATTTTCAAAAACAACCCGGTTTTTTGTTATTGTTGAAAGTAAAAAGCAACTTTTAAGACCTATTTTATCAAGATTTTGTGATATTTATGTTTATTTTCCTTTAATTGAAGGAAAGGCTCAAAATTTGCATACTTATTTTAAAAAAATTAAAAGAAAATCACAAGAAAATTATGATAAATTTATTAAAAACAAAGCAGCTCAGTTAAATCGTATACTAATGAAATGTGGAGAAGAAAAAACTAATTTATTTAAAGTTACCGATGATTTATATGATAAAGGTTATAATTCTTATGATCTAATGGAATATTATAAAACCACAACAGATATAAAAATTTACTACTATTCAATTAAATCTTATTATAAAAGTGAAAAATTATTAATGGTTTATTTATTATATTTAATATTTCGTATGAAAGATAATTTAGAAATATTTGAATTAATTTAATACATAACAGATGGACGACTACAATTTATCAAGTCTTCAAGAATCCAACAACGAATGGGTATCCCGACTGATTTCTATCCTTTCACCATGTATAATTAACGGATGTAATTCTATTTATAAGGAAGCTTACCAGCTTTGCATCGATAATGAGGAAGAGGATAAATATTTAATGACATTTCAAAATTTTCTAAGCCGAATTCCACAGTGGAACAGCGATATTATTTCAACTGAAGTTGAAAAAATAAGAGAAAGCAGTGGATGTGATTATTTAGAAGATTTAATGACATGTGTTCATGTTATTCAACTGAAAGCGCTTACTTGTATTCGAGTTGGAATGGAACACAGAGCAATTGATATTGAAATTCCCAAGTTAGATAATTTTATTCATAAAGTTTACATTTTATTAGCAAGAAAACTTTACACAAATGTTTATCTCTACGAAGAAAATATACCTCCATTAGATCAGCAAAGAAATAATAGAGAATTAGAAATAATGGTTAGAGAATGTATTTTAGAGGCGGTGAGAGAAAGTATTCCAATTGAATCTATTTTAAAAGCTTATTTGGATAAAACTGTTGAAGAAAACGTGGAGACTGTAGTGACTACTATTAGTGAACCAACTCCTACACAAGATACAGAGCCATCTGCCGACATTAACGCAGAATCTGATAAACAAGCAGAAGCTCCAACTGCATCAAGTGATACAGAATCTTCTCAATTAGTCTCGACTGAAACACCAACAGAGCCTGAGAAGACAATAGAACAAAATACAGAAAATATGCGAAATGTTACATCTCCCGAAGTTTCAAAACAACTAACATTTTCAAATATTGACCAAGCTCAAGGTGTGGATAAAGTCGTTGAAAATGTGCATGCTCCCAAAGATGTGACAACTTTAGAAAGAATTAGCGATGAAAACCATGCTCGCAGGTTATTAGAAGAGGAAGCAGGGGATGATGATATGGAAGATAGCATTAATATATCAAATGAAGATGCAAATATACAATTAGAAATTGAAACCTTATAAGGAATTTCGTATAATTTATTAATAATTGTTGCTTGTATATTAAAATGCAAGCAGCAGTTATATTTGGATTAATTGTAGCAATTATTTATTTTCTATCAAATCTAGGTTTAAATCGCTTTACGGAGGATAACAGTTGTAGATCGCTAAAGGTAATTTTCCGTAATTCCTGTATAGTATTTATTTCCGTTTTATCAGCAAATTTTTTAATTGATTTTTTAGGATTTGCAGGTGTTTCAGTTTCTCAAAAAGGGGGATCAGCAACAGCTGCTTTCACAACTAAGCCAGAGTTTTAAAGAGTTAAATCTGGTATTTCATCAATATTCATAACCATATGCATTTTTTTCTTAATATTTTTTCGTGGCACTAAATATTGAGTAAATAATTTCCGTGATAATTGGTCTTTCGGAATTGCATTATGCACAGTTCGAGAAATCATCTTATATAATTTAAAATCTTCATATCTCTCATCTCCATTTTTTTTATATAAAATATTTCTCTCTTTATCATCTTTTAACCACTCCTCAATTAAATTTTTAATTTCATCAAGATCATTTTCTTCATCAAAAAAATCATATAATGAACAAGCTAATCTACATAAATCAAAGCTGAAATTTGGAGGAACAATTTGTTTATTTGGATTTAAATATGGTTCACAGTTATATTGTGTTGAAGCATCACCCTTTTCACTAAAACTATCGCTAAAAATAACTCTTCCTTTATATTTATAAATAGCTCTCCCAAAATCTATGATTTTCCAAATTTTTCCATATGTTGGAACCTTATAATAAGATTCATTATATCTATAATATAAATATTCTTTTTCAGTTGGAACATACATAACATTTGACGTATGTAGGTCATTATGAATGAAATACAATTTTTCTTGAAGAGTAATTAATGACATGATAATCTGCATTAAAATAGCAGACCACTCTTTCTCTCCCATATCATTACTTAACATATATTCATCTAACGTTTCACTACAAGCTTCTAAAAAGACTAAATTTGTTGGCAATTCTTCAACATAAGCATAAATAGGTTCATCTTCCTCATCATATGAATAAATAGAGTTACTTCTTGATGAATTATTTGAATCTATAAAGTCCTCATCATCTGATTCTAATTCATAATCTGATTCTTCGAAATCATCATCATTTTCTTCTGTAGTAATTGAACTTCTCGAAGAACATGTTGCTGAATTAGATCCAGTATGACAACTACTAGATTTATTATTATTTTGAGTTGACGTATAGACAATCTCTTCATCGTTTAGTAAATCCAAATTATATGAATCCAAGTAATTTGATTGATCTTGGTCTAAATTTAACTCATCGATCTCTAATTCAAATACATCATTATCAAAATCAATATTTATTTTTTTTTTATATTTACAGGATTGCGATGGTTGAAATTGTTCATAAAGACTTTCACTAATATTAAATTTATCCTTATTCTCTAAAAAATACTCAGACTCAAATAAATACTCTAAATCATCAGCAATATCTACTCTAAAATTTTTCTTTATAGCAAGACAAGACCCATAACAATCTAAACCATGTATAAAATTAAATTGATGTAAAAGAGTGGATGTAATATATGAAAAAAAACTATCTACATAAGCAGAATTATTTTTATCACCAAAAATGTGGTCCGCACAATCATAATTAGGTAGAGAAAAGTCAGAATATTTGGATTTTCCTGTTAAAATTTTTATTGGGTCACTCAAAGGACAAAATTTTGCAAAAATAGGTATTTTTTCATTTTTTTCTGTTAATCCTATAAATCCGTTATAAGATTCAGTATGTTTTTCAATTTGACATATCTTTACTGAATAATTAAGAATATGATTATCATAATTATCTAAAAATTGTTTATAAATTGGTATAAATTGTTGTAGGTGGATTAAATTCTCATCCTTAATTAAAATTTCTCGTTGCTCAAACATTAACTCTTTAGTATACAATCTTTTTTTACTTTAAACTTATTTATGTATTGATTTTTGTTCGTTGAAATATATAATATAATTTCTTTTTGTAATCTAAGTTTTAGTATGACTCTTGAATTAAAGAAATTTGACATGAAAAATATTCGTTTTGATCCAACAAAAAATGCAGGTCCAGTAATTGTATTAATTGGAAGACGTGATACAGGAAAATCGTTCTTAGTAAGAGATTTATTATATTATCATCAAAATATACCTATTGGCACAGTTATTTCTGGAACTGAAGCAGGAAACGGATTTTATTCAAGTCATGTCCCTAAACTCTTTATTCACGATGAATATAATTCAGCCATAGTAGAAAATATATTAAAAAGACAAAAAGCTGTTTTAAAACAAATGAAAAAGGAAGAGGAAGCTTACAAACGTCGTTCAAACATAGACCCTAGAGCATTTGTAATTTTAGATGATTGTCTTTTTGATTCAACATGGACAAAAGATAAGATGATGAGGATGTTATTTATGAATGGTCGTCACTGGAAAATTATGCTTATTATCACTATGCAGTATCCTTTAGGTATTCCACCTAATTTGAGAACTAATATTGATTATGTATTTATCCTCCGAGAACCGTATATCAATAACAGAAAGAAAATCTGGGAAAATTATGCCGGTATGTTTCCAAATTTTGAATCCTTTGCACAGGTCATGGACCAGTGCACCGAAAACTATGAATGTTTGGTAATTGACAATAATTCTAAATCAAATAAACTTCAAGACCAAGTATTCTGGTATAAAGCAGCAAAACATGGCGACTTTAAATTAGGTTCTAAAGAATTTTGGGAATTATCTAAAAATATTGTTTCAGATGACGAAGATGACGAACCTTATAATCCAGATAAGGGTCGTAAAAAAAATATGCAAAAAATAAATGTTCGTAAATCAAAGTGGTAAAAATATTACTATTT